ACGACTAGATAAACGACTTTGTAAATGATGTAAAACCATTTGATCTCCTAGATACAAACCAATATGATTCATTCCGGGTGATTTAATACTCATCAATAGTAAATCATTTTTTTGTAGCTCTTCCTCTGGTTTTAATTCTCGAAATCCTGTTGTTATAAAACAACGTTCAAACATTGGATTTAAATCAAAAGCTTCTGAACTTGTTGGTCTATCCCAGTCTCTTAACTTAATCCCTAAATGTTCTTTGTAATAGTCTCGACATAAGCTCCAACAATCATTAACACCCCACACCCATTGACGACCAATTAACGGCGCTTTATATCCGCAAGGGTCATGTTTAACCCATTCTTGAGAATCAGGGTTTACGACATACCACGGTAATTTAGTATTTTCACAAGCCACTTTGTCAGCCATTGATAGCTCCGGGGATGTGGTCGGGTGGCTATGAATCACTGAAATAATTTCGCCTTTATCCTCGGCCCTTGCCCAATCTTTAGGATCAATAATAAAAATATCCTCTGGATCTTCCGCAATATTTTTACAAGCGAAATAAGTCTCCTTACCTTTAACAACAACTAATAAACCGCATGATTCACAAGGGAATTTATCTTTTGCGTGTTCTAGCGCTTTAGTTTTCCAAGTCATCTATAGAACGAACCAATACCGGGGAACTCATTTGATAAGACTTGCCTTTTTGGTAGCCTCACCATTGCATCAATTTTATTTACTAATTCAAATTCAACGAGATCTCTATTTTCTGAAGATTTACGGTCAATTACATATACTTGTGAATTAAAAATAGCCGTTGGGTTTGGACTGTATGGCGATGTTCCACCCGTAAAATTTGAATTATCTAAATACCTTAACAAGGTTCGATCTCTTTTAACGATTGCCCCCTCTAAACCCATTGACAACGTAGAAAGAATTGTTGTTACTGTTCCCGCTAAATTACTAATACGCAATGTTGGTCTTGCGCTTTGCTTTCCATTTTGCTCAAAGCCATCGGCTTCTATCGGTAAAGCTGTATAAGATTGAAGACCAAAAACGATACTTGCATTATTTTGATTTCTACCTGCATGAAAACGATGAACAGTTGATGAGCCATGAATAGAAGAAACAAGCTCTAGTGTGAAAAGTTCAATAATTGCTGATGGGTTAGTCCCTTGTAATTCTGTTATATAGGTCATGCTTCAAAGACTTGTTCAAAAGTCGCGGTAATAGTTGCAAAACCTGCAACATTGATCTGCTTAGTCCAATCAAGACAGACATATTTTCCCGAGCTTGATTCGTTTGGTGGGGTCCAAGTGAAGTAATCAGCGTCGGAAGCTCTTGCGTCTAGGAACGTTTCAATAGTGTCCGATTCTGTTTCGGTTATATTTTCCCAAGTTGGATTCCATGTCTTAGGGTTGTTATTCATCCCAAAACTTAAACGTTGCTCGGCTGAGCCATCCATGAATTTAACAACGCGAATTTTTGGCTTTGATGATTTACTGATTCCATAGCTAGGCGCAGGAACAGAAGAAGGAAAGGTTGCCATAATTAAGCAGCGCTAAGGATGCCCCCCGGACGTTTTTGCTTGACTAATTCTGCTGTAACAGCTTGAGATATTGCACGACCTAATTGATTAGCTTGTTCTTGATTACCTTGGACTTGTTGTTGTCCTTTCGCATCTACGTTAACAACAACGGAAGTATTACCGAGTTGATGATTAGGGGTAACATGCCCGCCCTTACTACCAAGACGTAATAATTCAGGGCCGCGTTCTCCTACTAAATAACTCTGACCAGCACTAACTGGACCGCCCATTGCTCTAGCCATCTGTGGAGGTCTTGGGACTGGGGTGGTTTTACCACCGCCAAATAAACCACCAAACCAACTAGTAAAAGGAGCCATGATTGTCTGTTGAATAGCGATTCGGATCATGTCTTTGATAATGCTATCCGCTAATGATTTAAAAGATAATTTGCCAGTCATAACAAATTCAACCAACGCGTCTTCCATTCCCTTAAACCCCTTGATTACAACGTCAGCCATTTTTGAACCAACATCAGTTAATGAATCTTGGAATGAATCAAGTTTCTTTTGACCTTTTTGACCAAATGCACTAGTTAAACTCTCATTTACATCGTCACTACTTTTTTGTAATCCATCTAGAGTTCCTTTAGCATCTTTCAACGAGCCATCAAATTTTTCAACTTCAGGAATAATTGTTTTAAAGACCCCTACTTGCTTAATTGTTTCGGCTTCTACTAATTTTGCAAATTCCTCGTCCTTCAAATTTCTAAAGACATCTTGATAATTCTCTGGTTTTCGACTAGTTCCTATTAATGGATCACCCGCCTCAAAGAAAACGGGTTGCTTTGTCAAACTAAAAATTTTATCTCTTTTGAAATCCCCTTCTTTTATTACCATTTCTTCTCTAAATCTTTTAAGTGCGTTTTTCTCTGCCTGATCTCTTATTTGTGCCCTAATAGAGGCAAATTCATCACCCGTTTTAATTCTGATTGCTGCCAAATTTCTTTGAGTTGCAAAAACTTGATCAAGCCAATTAAAGATATTTTTCAAGTTATTAATCAACCATTTAAAAAGAGGATCTAAAGCAATTGATATATTTTTAGCAAAAACTTCTATATCGTCATCTAAGACTTTCAAACCTTCAGTGACAACCCCGAAAAATTCAGTCGTTCCTTGAACTAATGGCTCCATAAAAGGTTCAGCCGCCCCGCCTAATGCCTCGTTAAAGTCCCTTACTTTTTGCCCTAACGTATCAAACGCACCTGCTAAACCTGTTGCCGCTGCCCTTGCTGCCCCCTTATAACTTCCCTCAACGATCCTAAGAATTTCAGCTTGCGCTTTCATCTCTTGCCCTGAGTTATGCAACTCAAGAATCATTTCTCGTTGTTGTTCCGTAAATATCACACCTGAACGAGATAAAGCCGTTAAACCTCTTGTTGGATCACTTAAAGCTTTTGCTAACTGTAAGAAAGAACTTTTTAAATCAACTTGGTTGATCTGCGCTAAATCTGCCGCCGTTTCTGCTACACGCCCATAAGAATCAAGACCAATATTTTTAAAACTGGTTAACAGCGCAAAACCTTTTTGAAATGCCTTTTCATCAAATAAAGTCTCATACCCCAATTCATCAGCCATCGCTCTAAGAGCTTTAGCCGCCTTTGGTGCGTCAGTGCTGACCCTCGTTAATCCATTCGCTAACGTTGCGAAATCTGCCTCGCGTTCTGCTAATACATCAAAGCTTTTCCTTAGTGTCTGTACTGCTACCGCTGCCCCACCTAATGCAAGCAATGGGCCAAGTAATCCTTTAAATGCTCCGGCTAAATTCTTTGCCTTGCCCTGCACCCCCTGCATAGAGTTGCCAAGAGCTTTAATTTTATTTTGCCCTTTTACATTGGCGGCGATAGTAATTCCATACTTACTATTACCAGAACCGGGGATTCCTCTAGCCATTATTTACTGGCCTCCTTATTTAAAATTTCAATCGCTCTAACCTCCATAATCTGCAATTCTTCAATCACCGATTTGAGATCATCATACTCGTATAACTGAGCTATGGCTAATACTGAGTCGTAGCAAAAACCAGTTATCGAACCTATGCCACCAATTCGCCATTGAGTTTGACAACGCATAAACAAATCAAAAGTCTTTTCATGTTCAGGCCATAAATAAAAATCAACTTCCTTTTTCTCAGGCAATATCACACCGAACGCCTTGGCCGCTGCCTCTAGCTCTTTATCACCTTCTTTCTCTTTACTATTTTTATAAATATAATCAACGACCTCTATTAGTTTTTTCTTTTTGCCTCAGTTAATGAATTTACATATGCAGTAGAAACAGCAATTGAAAGCGCTGGTATTTCTAACAATTCATTTAAGTTAGCTTCATTGTATTCAATCTCATTACCTTCCTCATCCATTACATCTTGCCAACCAACAACAACTTTTTTAGCGCACTCTCTAGCCGCTTCAAACATTGCTTTTAAATTAGTTGTTGTGAATTTTTGCTGATATTTTTCAACCTCAGTTTGTTTGATTCTTTTAAACTTACATTTGAAATTTACTTTCTCGTGTTTCCCATCATCAACGGGCATTGAAAAATTTACAGGCCAAAGGTAAACATCTTCTTTCTTTAAGATTAAAGCCAATTAATTTAATACGTCTAAATATTAGGGTAGACCCAATTAACAACTAAAGCAATCTTTAATGAAACTTTAATTCCATTTCATCGTTGCCACTATTAGGCAAAGCTCTATAACCAATATCCAACATCTGATAACCTTCGTTTTCGCCCTGAGCAATTGTCTCTAACTGTGTTTTACCTGCTGTAAACGTGATCTTATTACCTGCTGTTTGTCCATGTTGGAGCGTTAAGTTGCCTGTGGCTGTTGAATTAACAATTTCATAAAAGTTTTTTGTTCCTAATCCAACTGATTCCAATGAAACACTTCCAGAACTTGCGCGGTCAGTTATTCGTACTTTTTTAGAACTACTTGCTAATTCAGAATAGTAAAGATTGTTATTTTGCACAAAGCTAAATGACTGCAATGAACCTGCATAAGAATGGAGCTGGAAAGCAGTTGTATTTGTACTGTTAGCAACCTTTGGATCTAGTTGAGAATAAGTCGGAGTTAATATTGTTGTTGCTGATGGGGCATTGTATAACCCTTGAAAATTAAATACAAATTTAGGTGTGTCACCTGCGTCGACTTGATAAGTAAAACTTCCTCTTGCTCCTGTCAATTTGTGAAGTGAACCGTCTATATAAACTCCAATTGTCAAACTATCAGCCGTTTCCAAATTCGTCTCTGGAGCAAATACGTTTTGACTTGCGGTCGATGTTTCTATTAGACCGCACCCAAGTAGTAGATCTTTGTAATCTGGCGATTGTCCTGCTGTTCCTGATGGCGTTGCCTCGATTGTCGCGGTTAAACTTACATGTGTATTTGTTTGAATAAAAGCTCTAGAACCAAATTTTCCATCAATTGTGTTTCGATCTAAGACTGTTGCCGCTACGGGTTCAATTGAAACCTCTGTCGCTAAGACTGAATCAGTACCCGCTAATGTCGCCGCTGACGCATAAGAGCTTTCTTTTTTGGCTGCTAACAGCGTCTTCTTAATCTTTAGAACAGCCATCTAACCAAATCAAATTAACAATATGTCTACATATTAAACGAAACTTGCTATTTAAGCCTAGACACTTCCTAAATCATTATTTAAGGTTCGATATTGTATCTCATACGAACAGGTAATAATTCCGGCGGGTTGATCAGCATCAATATTTTCATTCGTCGTTGTCGTCAAATAAATATCACTGATCAAATTACTTAGAGCTGTATTCGTCATGATTTTATTATGCAAACTTTCAACAATTGGATCTGCGACCTCGTCAGGGGTATCACCTCGAACGATGACAGAAACATCAATAGTTAGTGTGTGATCAAGTGTTGCTAGTGAGGTTGTTTGTATCGCCGTATCGTTTGACCAAGACAATAAAAGAGCCGGACTCTCTGCCCGTGTTAACGCCGTAACCCTTGACCGATAAATACGCTGACCTACGGAAGTAGTACCAGTCAATGCAGCCTTAACAGCGTCTAATATGCTTTCTCGTCTTGTTGTCATTAAACCTTAGATAATGAAATTTGACGGGTTAGGCCATCAATATCAGCTTCATTTGTTCGCACCGTATAACTAACATCTTTCCCTGTCGAATCTTGCACCGTTAATGTATCGCCAAATTTTAACGAACTAAAATCAGAATTTTTTACATGTAAAACATAATCAACGGCTAAAACTTCGCCGCCTGCCACTAATGACGTTGGTTGATCTAAATAACCACGCCCAATAATTGAACCACTCTTAACCTGTTGGGTTTCATCAACGTTAAAAATTGCGTCTAGTGAATCAGTCGCTATTGACACTTGCTTTTACCTTTTTTGTTTTTGATGCAGTTGGTGGAGCTGGAGGTAAAGAAGCTTCTGGGATTGAACATTCTTCAACCGCTTCTGTTGATTCCTCTGCTTTCCCCATGCGAATTAGTATTTCAGCGTCTTTATCACTTACGTCGTAAATGTTTGCAACCTCTAAGGATTGACCGCTAGCGCTTGTGTTTTTTAATGCTTTGATTTTCATAAGAAAAAAAAGGGGCCGTTTCCGACCCCCCGATTTAGTTAGCTAAGTGCGTCTTTAATCGCTGCGAAGCTTTGAGCATGAGCTATTGCTACATCCATCGTTGTTACAACGCGGATAGAAGTTAATAGCTTAATGAAATCATCCTCGGTTTCTGCCACGCTAACCTCAATTCCTGCTCCCCACATCCCAACAAGAACGTCGGAGAAATTACCGAAGATAATAGGAGTACAAGTTGAAGCAGAACCCTTAGTTAGGTTTGTGGGCAATAGGTTGTTTTCGCTTATTGCATAACCGTTGATTATGCCGGGGGTTGGACCTCTGCCTATGTCTTGACGGTTGGTATTCCATAAGTAAGCTCCATCAGTAGTTGTTGAACCACCTGCGCGAGCATTCTTAAACTGGTTAATAATCTTGCTGTGAGCAATGTAACCAAGAGAACCACTTAAAGCATTATCTTCAGATAAAGCACCTTCTAGGTCAATCAAATTACCTAATGAAGCAGAACCCCCATTAGTTCCTAGACTAATATTTCCGATTCCAGTGGTGTTTAGAATCCCGGTTGGCTGGCCTGAACCCGATCCATTTAATATTGCGATATCTCTAGCCTGATCGATTTTATCGACTAAGTTTTGTCTTGATCTTTCCTCGATTGATGGCAATGCTTGCTGTTCAGTTTGCATTGTCCACTTGGAATAAGCCGCGACACGCTTAGGATTTAAATTCACATTTGAGAATGTGCTCTCGCTTTGCGTAATTGCGGTTGTCTCTGTCGAGAGCCAATAAGCGACTCCGTCAGTATCTCTTTTCGGAATACTTACATTTCCAACAAGACCCGGCAAGACAGTAACGCCCATAGCCATTACAGAGCTAGTTGCCTGCAATGTTTCAATAAAGCGCTCTGGTAAATAGTCAGTTCCGACTAATGCCCCACCTGTTCCAGAGGCCCCGGTGTTGTATGTAGCTCTTAAGTTCTTTGGTGCTAATGCGCCGTAGGGAATAAAGACAGATCTTTCAGATGTTTTTTGAATACCGCCTCGTTTAAAGACTTCTTCACTAACTTCTGATGCTGCGCCAGCTCCTCTGGAATAATCCTTGCCATGTAATAGATATGACATTGAATCATTAATGCCTCTATAACCGATGTCATTAGTTTCAGTTGAATCGATTTGCTCGACTGTTTCAACTGGCTTCGCTTGAAGCTTGTCTAATGCGATCTTTCTTGTTTCGCCTATAGAAGTACCATCACTAATTAAAGTTTCCTTTAACTCATTGCCTAGTTGATGCCTGTCGCATAAGACAGAAATTTCTCTAATGCGGTTGCGCTCATCTGAAGCCGCTTTTTTAGAAGCTTCATCACGCACCACGGTCAAATCGGGTGTGTCAGTCATTTCAGTTTTTTCTGAAGGTTTACTTTGTGGCGCGTCAGAAGACGCAACTGCGCTTTCACGCTGTTCTGTTGTCATATTACTTGATTCTCGCTGTTTAGACGTATTGGTATAAATTTCTTTTGCTCTTCCTATTCCCGCCCCTCGATAGTCAGCAGGAATAGAGACAACCGACACTTCGGCAGGCGTCCAGTCAACCGCCCTAAAATAGCCATCACGATTTTCTTCTTCCGTCGTTTTTTCTATTGAATAACCCACCGAAATATTTCGGAGTATCCCATCATTCACCATTTCAAGTGTTTCTTTTCCTAATGCGTTATTTGCAAACTTGACCTCGACCATTCCGCGCCTCTTATCCGAGTCAAGCCAACCTCTTTGAACCACTCCTATAATTTTATCGGGTTGATGATTTAGTAATAAAGGAGCTTGAGAATTTAACCTTTCAAAGTTAATAGAGTCTTTTCCGTGGTCTAAAATTTCATTTCCTAAAACGCCACGGTTTACAGGTTCTTCAGAACTAAACGGGAAACTTAAAGTTCTTTTATCCTCTTTAACTTCAAACTCAACTGATTCGGATCGATGTTGTATTTGATTTTCTAAATCACGTTTCTTTTTCATTGGTCTGTGAGTCATTTTTATCTATATTACCTTCACTTTGCTGTTTAGGCGTATTGCTCATACTGCTAACAGTCGTATCAAAAGAAATTTGTAGTTGCAATGCTGCGTCTATTTCTGCTTTTCTAGCTGGCAAAAATTCCTCAATATCCGACGAACCCATTTCGCTTATAACTTGTGCTTGAGTTTTAAAGCCTGCTTTCACTGCTTCTTTTGCTGCCGCTACTTCTTTCTGTGGATCAACAAACGCCCAACCTCTAAATAACCAACGTACCTTTTTATATTTATCAGGATCTAATTCGTACCCACTTAGGTCAATAGCGCCACTTAACACCGCAAGATCTAACCATAAATCAAACAAAGGCTGTAAAAATCTTTCTTCTAAATACTTCTGAATCATCTTGTAGTGATCCCTATCTTCCAATAGACTTAGACGCGACGAGCTGTAATTAGTCTCACTAAAATCTTTACTAACTGACTCGTAAGAAACCCCACATCCACTAGCTAACGAACGCAAAATAATCTTATTAAATGGTTCAAATTCTCCCGCCGGAGTATCTAGATCAGGGACGTTAATTGTTTCGTTTTGATTTAGATAAACAAATTTTCCGGGTTCAAAAGTTGAGACTCTTTCATTTTCATATACTTCACCATCACCAATTAAACCATCAGGGTCATTCGTTTGTATAAACGCCATTAATGCACTGCTAGCCCTTTGCTTTATTAGTACGGCTTCAGTCATTCCCGCTAGTTGGTGCATTGCTTCCAACGCAGGCGCAAGCATTGAAATGCCTCTTGTCTGGGAGGCTCTGTCGCTTACGAAAAGATGAATTATCTCGTCAGCATTAATAAGCATGTGCCTTTTAATTCCCATTGGAGTCGGGAACGAATCATCGCCGGGGTGCTTCTTATAAAACGCATAACGAACGGCGCGATTGTGACCATCCCGTTCTATTCCCATCCTCCATGTATTGTTTTTACTTTTTGTCCCGCCGTTATAGGTGCTATCTAATTGTTCAGGCTCCAACAATTCAAGGCCTAGAGGTATTGATGAACGCCCGAAAGGTTTCTTTATTAACCTCACGAAAATTTCACCCGCCTCAAATAATTGCTTAGCAATAATTAACTGAATATCTGCGAAACAATCACGACCGTTAGCCGAGCAAGAATCGTATCGTCCCCACTCTTTAAATGCTCCTTCTATTAAGTCATTTGTTCTTTTATCCAATTTGCTCCCGCGTTTCATACGGGTCTGCGCTTGCATCCGTACACCCTGACCAATCACATTTAACGCAAAACTCCTTTGACCTTGACGACAATAAGAATTATCCCGGCATAGTTGCCGTGACCTTGCCGTTAATTTATCTAAACTACTAAGTAATTCAGTATCAGCGCTATTGGCTGATGCCATCCAACGAGAGTTATAACGACTTACCCTCCCGCCTTCATAACTTCGCTTTAATTGCTTAGGCATTGTTTTCACTTCCGGCTCGGATTTAAAAACGTCGGAAATAGCTTGATTAAAAAATCCCATGATTAAAAACGAACAAAGAAATGTCTACCACTACCTAAGCCCTGACTTATTTTTTCAGCGTCGTCTTCTTTTAATATTTCAGCGTTTAACCTGTGTAACTCAACATGGAGATCAGGAATATTTACACGTTTATAAACCCGCCCGGCAATTGAATACTCTTGCATTCCATCAGCAAATTTCCTTAACGCTGCCTCTATATTGTCGCGAGCCTTTTTGTTTTCTGATCTTGTCTCTATTACTCCCGGGTTTGTTCCTGTATATGCAAAAGATTGTTTAACTTTGAAAGTCCCACCTTTTCCAAGTTTGAATTTTTCACTGCCTTTACTTACTACCGCCTGAAAACTCCAATCACCTTCATTAAAACTTTCGCTGTCACTTGCCGAAATAGTAAAGCGCCAATTGTTGTTATGTGCGCTACCTATTGCTGTATGAGCGCCCGAAACCGCACTTCTTAAGTAGTAAGTCAGTGTCCAATCTGCGCTTGTAGCAGTCTGATCAAAACCAACCGTTGCGGATGTATCTTCCCAATTAACGGTAGTGCCTGCTGTTATTACAGAGGGGAAATCTGAAACCCAAGTCATAACCCCTTACCAATTAGTGACATAACTTTGCTTCGCAGACGTATCTAGTTTAGCGTCAATTAAGGGTCTTTTATCTGATTTAATCGAATTTAAGCGTTTTTTATCAAATATTTCGTAGATTTTACCGCGTGGGTGTCGTTGATATAAATGATTCAATGCAGCGTAGGCATAAACAGCAGTATCCAACGCCTCTACATTTTGATTCTTTTTCTGAACGTATTCCGTACCTCTACCGCTTTTCTTTAATACCCGTCTTTCACCTGTAAATTGTTTAAACCATTCTTCTGTAGTTTGTGCGTGAAAATGAAGCTTATTATTGAATTTTAAACGAGCAAATAAAACATCTTTAATTGTGTCACTACCAACCATATAGACAACAACACCTTTTTTTATTGCCCTGCCTCTGTAATTAAGATCAACCCGTGAACCGCGCCCGATTGCTGGCTTTCCTGATTGGCTGCTACCTTTAATTCCAATTACCCCTAGACCTTGACGTTGACGACAATAGTTATAAACGGCCTGCGTTGCTAATCCACCTGTATCAATTGCACAACATTCAATTTTTAACTTACCGCCGTTCGGATGTTCATATTCATTTGTCAGCAATATATCTAACCCCTCCCAGACCGTCCCTTGGTTTGGATCGCCATAGATAACGTCATGCTGAATTAAATACATGTGTTCGTCTGGCGCTATCCCCCAAGTACTAACTTCAATCCGTTCGTCTTTTGTTCCTCCACCACCCTGTATATCCACACCACCCACCAGAAACAAAACATCCTCTGGGATAGTTCCGGGCAAATACTTTTCACACCGTTCTAATAACGCTTCGGCTGATAATTGTGATTGGTAGGACTCGTCAAATGTTTCAGCCATTCGGGTGTTAATCCACGTTTTAAACAAAGGGGCATCATCTTTAGACCTTAGAAATTCCTCGACAATTTCGGGCCAAGTTAACCAACCAGCGGGACTATATAAAGAACTCATTTGAAACCCTGCTGTTTTTCTTGTCATCGGTTTCTCGGCTCTCCATTCTCCTTGTCTTAACAATGCGGTCTTATGTGTTTCATCGAATCTTTCTCCGCAATGTGAACATTCATATTTAGCCGTAGAAGCATCGCGGTTTTCCCATTTCATTTGACTCCAAACTAAAACCTGATATTCATTACAGGCCGGGCAGGGAACCCAGTATCGCCGCATATCCGACGCTAAATATTCAGATTCAACCCGACTAAAATCTTTTGTTGTTGGTGTACTCGTCATTAATATCTTTTTTCTGCTAAATGTTGATGTTCTTTTTATTGCAAGTTCTACGGGGTCACCTTCACTAACACCGCCAGAAGTACTGGCATCACTGGGATATGAGTCAATCTCATCCATGAATAAGTACCTCACGGGGGCACTACGCAAACCCGCCGGAGAATTAGCACCTGTCAACATCAATATTCCGTTTGGATACTCTTTAATAAACATCGAATTGCTTGCATCCCTTGATCTTTGCGGGGCAATCTTCGCTTTTATAACTGGCGTTTCTTCAAATGCGGGTTCAAGCCTTTGACGGCTCATCCTCTTTGTCATATCTAGCGAAGGATTAACACAAAGTATGGGAGCCGGACAGTGGTCAATTGTATAAAGCAAAAAGTTGATTCCGCTTTCACTCTTGCCTGTCTGCGCTCCGAACATCATTACAACTCTTTGAACATC